CGTCGGCGGCATTGGTGGTGCATACAACAAATTTGTCGCGCCGGTGGTTTCGCGCGCTCGTGCCTCGTTCAATCCTGAAAAGGTAGCCGGTGAACAAGTCGGCTCTGTCCTGGCGCAAGGCAGACAGGCCACCAATGCTGAATTTAAGGATCTTGTCGCCAAAGGCGAGCCCGTCATTCTGGCCGATGTCGGCGGCGAGCCTCTGCGCGGGCTCGCCCGCTATACGGCCAATGCGTCCCCGGAAGCACGCGGAACACTGAACGAGGCTCTCAAGCCGCGCTACGCCAGCCAGTCTGAGCGCTTCTCGGCAGAAGTCGAGTCGCTGTTCCCAAACCGGCCCAACTATGCCAAGGACATCGACCGCCTGACCGCTCAGCGGAAAAAGGAAGTCGGCCCGGCTTACGATCGCGCTTATGCGCAGGGCAGCACCGGCGTGTTCAACGAGAAGCTATACAACCTGACTGGCGCCCCGGCAGTGCAGGATGCCATGCGTGACGTGACGCGCCGCGCTAAAAATCAGGAGGCATATGGCACGCCGATCGGCGAGATCATTGATCCGTTTGCGTTTAACAAACAGGGCCAGCTAGTTGCGAAACAGGGCATGAAGGCGACGGACGCAAACCTGCCCTACTGGGACATCGTCAAAAAGAATCTGGATGACAAGGTCACAAGCCTTTACAATCAGAAATTGAACGAAGAAGCGCGGGACATCGTCAAATTGCGCAATGGCCTGCGCGATACGCTGGACGAGATCGTCCCGTCATACAAAAAAGCCCGTGGCGATTATTCGAAATTCATGGACGCAGAAGACGCCTACGAGGCTGGCATCAATCTGTCGCGCATGACGAAGTCTGACTCGCTCTCTGTCGCACTGAAAGACATCGGTAGGCTGTCTGAATCTGAGAAAGAGCTCCTGGCGCGGGGTTTCGCTTCGGATCTCCTCGGCAAGATTGAAAGGTCAAGCGACAAGCGGTCTATCATCAACAACACGTTCCTCGGCGGGTCTCCGCTTGAGCGCGCCAAGCTTCGTGAGGCCCTTGGCCCCGATCGGGCGAAGGCCCTTGAAGCCCGCGTGCGTGTTGAAGAGATGATGGATTCCGTCCGTAAGGCCGTCGGCGAGAATTCAACCACCGTCCGCCAGCGCATGGAGCAGGCCCTCTATGGCGGCGTCGGCACGGGCGCCGGCTTTGCTGCAGGCGAAGACATGAAATCCGCCAGCATAGGCGGTATGGCCGGGCTTCTTCTGCGAGCAGGAAAGGGAAAAATTGATGTTTCAGTCGCCAATGAGATTTCTAAAATCCTTGTCTCTCGAGATCCAGCAATGCTGGAACGGGTTTCGCAGATGGCTGTCAAAAACCCTGCAATCATCGATGCTCTACGCAATGTGCAGGACAAAGCTGTCAGAGGCGTATTCAGCGGCGAAAAGGCTCTGGTCGCGGGTCAAGTAGCGGCGCCGTCTAAAGACAAGTAAAGCTCAACCTCGCGGGCGAGCCTCGGATAGCTCGCGGGGGTTTTTCCGTTCAAGGTCGGGTGGAACCGGAGATCAACAATCGCATCTCTATGTTCACCGGCGACCTGCAGCACGGCTTGAGCGGCCCGCTGGTCATACGGAACCATCCACACGACAATCTTTGCCGAGACCGTCGCGCGCATGGCCCGTAGATCGGCCAGAGAGGCCCCTCCCAGCGAGATGACGACCACATTGGTGCTCACCTGCTTGCACTGAAGCAGCTGGCCCACGCTGGCAGCTATAATGTCTCCGACGGCGGCGCAGTCCATGGTTTCCCCTTTGGTCTAGTTGATGGTTTTTAAGTCAGCTGTCGAAGGCGTTTTAATCGACGTGATGATCTTCTGCATCATCAGCAATGTCAATTTCTTTGTTTGTGGGTCTACCGACGTTTCACAGAACCTCGCCACTTCCACAAAAGCAGCTGCGCGCTGCGACACAACGTCGCTAAACATCAGAGTATCGGCATCATCCAGAAAGACCACGTTGTCATCGTCATCGTTATTGTTCATGGGAGGCGTCCGTTCTCGGAGGGTCACGGTGAAATGCCAGATGCCGATCGTGCAGAAGCTCCTCTATCTTTTTTTCATAATCCAATATGATCAGGTTCAAGGCAATCAATTCCTCCGCCATGCGAAACTCGGTCTGTGACCCGCTCCATTTATACCGGAACTCGTTCACAAGATCGTGAATCAGGCGCTCGTGCGGATGTAGCCCCGGCATCAGGCATACAGCTCTTCGAGCTGCAGCATCGATGTGAATTGATACGAGACGATGTGACCGCCGCGGAGCTCCAGCTCGTAGACGCCGTATGACCAGCCCGTCGTCGCCGTGCCAGCATATTTGGCAACGTAGCCGTGCGGCATGGCTGACCCCAAGTTCATGACTTCAATGCTGTTGTTCGCGCCGATCTTAGGTGTCTTCCTGAACGAGGCGCGGTGTGTATGACCGAACACGATGCTGTGCGTCGCGTGGTTCGCGATCTGGTTCTCGCTCTGTTGCCCGCCGTATGGGCGGCCCATAATGTTCATGGGGACGTGCACAAAGCCCACGCCGTCGATGATCAGCCACTGGCCATAAGGGTGAAGCCTCCAACGATACCTGGCGCATAAATCTTCAAATTGCGCCCACAAAGTTCCAACAGTTTCGGGCGTTTTGTCCTCAAAGCGTTGGATTCGGGCTTCATGGTTACCGCAGACCAGTTCCAAAGGGATGACCAGGTCAGATGTTTCCTTGTAGAATGCAGCCATCGCCTCGCCGCAGGATTGCAGGTCTTCTTGGAAGCTAGGGCGCTGCGCGTGGCCCACGCTGCCCCGCTCTTCATGGGCTGAGACCGAATTCCACGAGGCAAAGTCGCCAATTTGGACAATGCGGTCAGGCATACGTGCGACACAATGGCGCCCCAACCAGGTGAAACGGTCTTTGGCTATGCCCGGCTCGTCGTGCGTGTCGCCTATCGCGACGACGCGAGTTGAACGGCTTTCTTTCGCTGGGATGATGCGGGTGCGAATTGGAGGCTTAGCGTCGCGTGCGGCACGTAGCGCCGCCACCTCGGCCTCCAGCTGGCTTGCAGTACGCACAAGGTCCGATACGCGAAGCGGCTTGTTACGCCGGATCGCGGATCTGACTGTACTTTCGTTGCGGCCAATATGGTCAGCGACGCGAGACGCCCCGCCCATTTGCACGATCAGGGTTTGCAGTTCCGCCGGGCTTAACATCATGGGTCGCCTCCGCCGTCGTTCGCGGCGAAGCGTATTGCGGTTTTATGTCCACCGCATGTCTTTTTTTGGTATTATTGTTTCACCTGTCGTTAAGCACCCTCCACAGCAAAATCAGCAGTATCGCGATTGCCGCCGCGCCCATCGACCAGACTGCCAGAATGATCGGCGCGTAAATCAGAAACTCAATCACGGAACAGATCCCTCCACGCCAGGCAGCACACCGTTATCATCGCAACCCACACCAGCACTACGACCGGGATGGCTATCATCATTCCAATTGCTTCCACCATTTTCCTTCTCCGTCAGTTGCCGCCTAAGTTCGTCGCGTTGGTGCCGCACCTTACCCAGCTTGCGGCGTAGCTGTTCCTGGTAGTCCCGCGCGCTCGTGAGCTGGCGCTCAATGTATTCGATGTGAGCCGCCGCCTTCAACGACGCTTGGCAGCCGTCTATCTCCGCCAGCTTGCGCAGGACGGCTTTATGATCAGTTTGCTTCATGGCGCGGCCTCCCGCTCTGCGTTTTTTCGCATGGTTATTTCCTGCCAAATGTTATGTTGGTCTCCGCCCTGATGTCTTGATTGCGCCACGTCCAGCACTCGGAATTGTCCTGAAACACAACCCAGCACAAATCGTGCTCGGCCCCGTAGTCGATCAGGACGTGCGCCAGACCCTTGCCCTTCGGCGTCACGACCGGCATCGGCGGATCTAGTTGCAGCATCATCGCTCGCGCCCCCATGTCTGGTCGCCTAGCGTGGCGTGCGCCAGTGCTAACGCCTCCCGCAGCCGCTCGATCTCGTCGGCGGCTTCTGTCAGTAGATCCCATGTGCTTTCGTCCGCAGACCAAGCGCGCAGCCTCGTCACGATGTCGTCAGTCATTCAATCACCTTTTGAGTTGGATCACACCGGCTATTGCCCAGACTGAGAAGAACAAGCTGGCTCCGACAAATCCATTTGTTCCAATCGCCAACAAAACGCTTGCGATAAGTAGCATCAAAACGGTTACAACCACTGTTGCTTGATCGTCAGTCATCACTTCTTCTCCCCTTCAAGTGCGGCGCGGGCAACATAACCGCAGTCGCAGTCTTGAAGCATGGTGGGCGGGCATTGAGCAGCAGCTGTGCAGTCGCAAGAGTAATGCTTCAACGCATCCCGCAGCCGCTCAATCTCTACGCCAGCCTCATGCAACGATACCTCGATGCAGTCCGTGCGCCGATAGATCGTCTCGTCGCCCGGAAAACGGACGCCGTAGATATGGTGCCCAAAGCTGTCATCCAGCCAGTCGGCCACCCTAATCTCGCCCGTGATGGGGTGCCGTGCCAAATCGTGGTAGTTGCTCATAGCCCTTCTCCTTCTTCGCAGTCGATCTCAACCTTCACGCAAGCGATGCGGCCATCCGTACACCACTTGTCCGCTGCCTCTTTCGTTTCATGCTGAACTTCGCGCTCGTAGATGTTGAGCCACACCGTCCGCTTGATGCGCGGCTTCACTTCGATCAGATCAAGATCATCGCTAATGTTATGGCCGCAACGGCCAGTCCCCCACCACGACCAGATACTCCATTCCTCTCCGTCAAAAAAAGCTCCGTGAACTGGTAACGAGTCGCCATTGTTAATTGCGTAGATGCGAACCTCGCGACCGTCGCGGGTGCGGTATGTCTTGCTGATGTCGATCATATATCACCTCTTGATTTCTTCTCTTGCCAACGCTTTTTTGAATATTCTCGTTTGCGTTTCGTTGATGGTGCCTCTTCTCCCCGCCGGGCATATTCCCATGTTTGAATCCCGTGGTAGACCGTGGTGTGCTCCCTGCCGCCAGACCAGGCACCAAGCTGCGGCAGCGAGGCCCTCGTCTCTTGCCGAGCACGCCACCAAGCCTGGCTGCGCGCCCGGCAAAATATGCGCCTTTGATCCCGACTGTCGAAGTCTTTGACCGTGATGCCATGCTTCTTGCAGACCTCACGCTTGATCTGAGCAAAGGTGATCACTCGCATGTCCTCCGGTTCTGGACACCGCGACGTGAGTAGGGTGCCAGGCACACATAAAGTTCCTGCGTGTCCTCATCCCGCCTGCAATCCAGATAGACCCTGAAGCGCCTTCGGCAGAAGATCTGATCGCCGTCCGGCGTCTCATAGCAATACATGTCGTGGGCATCGAGCTCAGGGCGGCGGAGCCAGCCAAAAGTCCAATGCCAGCCGTGCTTGATGATCTGGTCCATCAGCGGCGCCCCTTTGCTGGCACGTAGCAGATTGCGTAATGCGCTGCGCAATACGAGCCGCGCTTCACAGTATCGCGGCAAAAGATCGGACATGTCGTGTCGTCATTGATGATGTATCGGCACGAGTCGTACCGAAGGCCCTCGAAATAATCGACATGAGGAATGCCGCCAACGAGCCGGGTTTTTACCGTCGGCACAACAGCAGGCCTTGCTTCAAACAGCATGCCCTTCTTACGAGCCTTGTTAATGGCGCCGGCAATCGCATTGCGGGTGGCACCAAACCGGGCGCCAATTTGGGATGTGGTCAGCCCGAGCTGCCACATGACTTGCACTTCTTTGATGTCTATCTTCATTGTTTTTGGTCTCCGTTGGGCTGGTTAGGGGGAGATCATATCCCCCCCTTTTTGATTCACGCAAGAAGATATTTGCGCTTGTAGGCCTCGTTCCGCTTGTAGCGCCAGCCGCCGACACCCGACAGATGACAGGCCGCCATTTCGACCCCAGTGCGCACCCCGTGCCGAATGCAGAGCCGCATGTGCGCCACGCCGGCGCGGATGCCCTCGTCGCAATTGTGCATGCGGCGCGGGCTAAACCCCAGCGCCCGTGCGGATCCATCCATCACTTGGAAGACACCCTTCGCTCGACCATGCTTCGTGGCAGGGCCTGTGGCCTTGCAATTGTAGCCGCTTTCGATCTTCGCGATCTTAAGCGCTGGTATGACCCACTGCTCTCCGAGCTCTCGCCGCACAGTCGCAGCGATCGCAGATGGCACGTCAGCTACTGCCGGTGTGGACAGGAGCAAGGCTCCCAGCAGAATGGCTTTTTGCATTGAATGTCTCCTGTGGCCGCTTTGCCGCAGCGGCGGTGGTATCCCTGAATTCATTCACGACGAACGCCGCCGAGAAAGACGTGTAGTTTATCTGATCAACATAGTTATCGTCCAGTGAAGGGTTGACGCGACGGCGAGCCAGCTTAACAGCCTCCAAAATTGTCGTGATGTCGTAGGGCGACAGATCCTTTCCAAGAATCAACGACGCAAGCTTCGCAGCTGTTTCAAACATGAATGTCGGGTCGCCATAATCTTGCCCGCGTTCAGCAAGCAGCGACAGGCTCTTCTCGAGTGCGGCTTTGTGGTTCATTTGCGGGCCCATTCCTTGATCTTTCCGATGAAGCGATAGTTCAATGCGATCGGCCCGTGGCTGACATACTGGCCCGTCGGGTCCGGGTAAAACTCATCGACAATGACAAAGTCTTTCTTCTGGAACTCGGCGAGAAACCATTCGAGATTGTGCGCTTCGTGCTCGCAGATGATGCGGTGCACAAGATGGCTGCTCGGTGCGGATTCAGGCGATCGGCTTGCGGTCCCTCGCACGGGCATGTTCATGATGATTTCAAATTTCATTGCGCAGTCTCCAAATGCGCCACACTTCTTTTTCAATGTGTGGCCTGATTAGTTCCGGGATTGATTGCAGTGCTTTTTGTCTGTCTTCTTTTTTCTCAAGCTTCAAGATGGCGCATGCGCCTTCATAAATCGGTAGCCGCGCCCATGATTGAATCGCGGCTGGTGCGCTTTCAAGAGATATCTGTCCAAGAAGGACTTTCTCCATCCACTTGCTCGGCCTTGTGATGCCGTTCCAGATATTCGGCGAAGGCTTCTGTCGCGCCATTTGCTCCCAACGCCACGCAGGCGAAGGCCCCCATGTTTTGTGCTGCCCGCAGG